GTAGAAGATTTAAAAAAAGCAAAGTGGTATTTAAATAGATTAATTAAAACAATAGGAGAAGATGAAGATGTCGTCTAATATGTTACCAACATCCTACCAAGAGTTCATACATAAATCAAGGTATGCTCGTTGGCTTGAAGAAGAGGGAAGAAGAGAGAACTGGAGTGAAACAGTTTCTAGGTATGTAGATTTTATGGAAGAAGCTTTGTTAGAAAAGCATAACTATAGAATAAAAAAGGGCGATAAACACGCCATGATTGAATACATAACCAATCTTAGTGTTATGCCATCTATGAGAGCCATGATGACTGCAGGATCTGCGTTGAAAAGAGACAACGTCTGTGGTTACAACTGTAGTTATTTACCAGTAGATAGTCCACGATCTTTTGATGAAGCTATGTACATTCTTATGTGTGGCACAGGTGTAGGGTTCTCTGTAGAAAGAGAAAACGTAGACAAGCTACCTATAATTAGCGAGAACATGCAAGAGTCTGATGTAGTGATTGTTGTGGATGATAGTAAAGCAGGGTGGGCAAAAGCATTTCGTGAACTTGTGGCTTTACTTTATTCAGGAATGATACCATCTTGGGATGTATCTAAGATACGCCCTGCAGGTGCAAGGCTAAAAGTTATGGGGGGGAGAGCATCAGGACCTGATCCTCTTGTTAACTTATTTAAGTTTACTATTGATAAATTCAAGGGTGCAAAGGGAAGAAAGTTATTTCCAGTAGAGTGTCACGATATTATGTGTAAGGTTGGTGAGGTTGTAGTTGTAGGTGGTGTCAGAAGATCTGCACTAATTAGCCTATCTAATCTTAACGATGATCAGATGGCTCATGCGAAGTCAGGAGAATGGTGGAACGCAAATGGTCAAAGAGCCTTAGCAAACAACTCTGTAGCTTACAAAGGCAAGCCTGCTATGGAAACTTACATGAGAGAATGGTTAGCTCTGTATGAGTCTAAATCAGGTGAACGTGGCATGTTTAATCGTAAGGCTGCCGATGATCAGGTAGCTAAGAATGGTAGAAGACAGACAGGACACATGTGGGGAACTAATCCATGTAGTGAGATTATACTTAGACCGTATCAGTTCTGTAATCTATCAGAGGTTGTAGTTCGTGAGGGTGATGATCTGTTAAGTCTACGATCTAAAGTACGTGTTGCAACAATCTTAGGTACATTTCAATCTACTCTTACAGATTTAAAATACTTACGTAAAGTTTGGAAAACAAATACAGAAGAAGAAAGGTTGCTTGGTGTGTCATTAACTGGTATTATGGATCACAACGTCTTGTCAAGAATGACGGACTCAAAGGTTTGGTTACAGGAAATGAAACAAGTAGCAATAGATACAAACAAAGAATATGCAAATGCTATTGGCATACCGAGAAGCACGGCTATCACATGTGTGAAGCCAAGTGGCACGGTATCTCAGTTAACAGACTCTGCATCAGGTATTCATGCTAGACACAACGATTATTATATCAGAACTGTACGTGGTGATAATAAAGATCCCCTCACACAGTTTATGAAAGAAGAGGGAATACCTGCTGAACCTGATGTGATGAAACCTGACAGTGTTACTGTCTTTTCATTTCCTATGAAATCTCCTAGTGGTGCTATCACTAGAACAGAGATGAGTGCAATAGAACAGTTAGAACTGTGGAAAATCTATGCACTTAATTGGTGCGAACATAAACCATCTGTAACTATTACTGTAAAAGAAGAGGAATGGATGGAAGTGGGGGCATGGTTGTATGATAACTTTGATATTGCATCAGGTGTATCATTCTTACCATTTGCTGATCACACGTACCAACAAGCTCCTTATCAAGACATAGAACCTGATGACTATCTAGAATGGAGTGGTCGAGTGCCATCCAAGTTAGATTGGAGTAAGTTTTCTAAGTATGAAAAGGAGGATAATACGAGTGGTTCTCGTGAATTGGCTTGCACTGCAGATGCCTGTGAAGTCGTAGACTTAAGTTCAAGCTAATGATCGAAGTACCAATCAGCGAAAATTATATGCGTCATGCGAGGGAAAAAGCTTCTTCTGTAGGCATATTGCAGGGAAGTATTACAGGTGGCACTAGCAATATAGTAGGTGCGATAGGCGAGATAATTGTAGCTGATATCATTGGGGCAACTGAAGCAAACACATTTAACTATGATTTAGTAAAAGATGGGAATCGAATTGACGTTAAGACTAAACGTTGTAATACTAAGCCACAGTCTAATTATGATTGCTCGGTTGCATCTCATGGTACTAAGCAAGACTGCGATAGTTACGTGTTCGTGAGGATATTAACTGATCTTAGTAAGGCTTGGGTGCTAGGTAGCATTTCTAAAAAAGAATACTACGCTAAAGCTACTCGATATAAAAAAGGTCAAGTAGATCCGAGTAATGGTTTTACATTTAAAGCTGATTGCTACAACTTACCTATAAGTAAACTAGAGCCAATCAATGAAGTCCAAAGTAAAAGCTAAATTATTTTCACTAGAAGCGTTTTTAAATAAAGATGGGAATGTAGAAATACTTTATGATGCAGTAGAACCTGAAGAGTTTGAGAAAACTATGAATGTAGGACTACCCATGTACGAGGGTACAAACAAGGTGGGTGATTTTATAAGGTATCTAAGATCGGTTGCACAAGAAGTTATGGATAAATCAGGAAGATTTCTGTAGTTAAGTTGTTGCACCTTTTATTCTATCTGCCTTAGTTATTCTATCTTTTGGTTCTGCTAAAGCAGCAAACTCTTTTTGTTTATCTGTTTTAGGTATACCACCTACTTTACTATTCTTGTTTTTTTTTTCAAACTTCTTAATTGCTCCACCAAGATTGTAACCCATACCAAACTTCTTTTCTTGAGTCATCATACCCATAGCGTCTTGTGCTTTAGGCATGGCTGAACCTTGAGTTCTGTTTTTTTCGGCAAGTCCACCTATCATCATAGGCTTTCTTGGCATTGCCATACCACCACCATACATTTTCTGTGGGCGTTGTCCATTATTGTATATCTTCATTATTGTATCCTTTTTACTTTATCTCTTTGGTTAAGTGATTCCTCAATTGTCATCATGGTAGGCATCATTGCTCTAGCCTTTTCATCAGCAGACAATTGATTCATTTCAGACTGCACCTTCACTGCAGTGGTCATTAGTAAAGCATCAATAGCTCTAACTCTTGTTTCAGATAAATCGCTTGGTGTACTCATAAGTTCTGCCATAGCTTCTGCAACTTTAGGATTAGTAATCATCTCTTGCAATAATCTGTGTTTGTTCTTACGGAACACTTGTACTATGGCTTCTGTTCCTACGTATCTTGCTGATACAACACCTCTGTTTATTGAGTAAAATCTACTTATGTAACTCTCAACGGACATTCCTGTTGGTCTACCTCTAAAAGACACATCTGCCTGATCTTTATTTTTTTGTTTAACTAATAGTCGATTTATTACTTTTAAATCTTTTAGTTGTTTATCAGTTATTACGTTTGCGGCCTTGAGGTTTGCAACTGTTACATCATTGTTTAATATATCGTTCAACGCATCTGTATCTGTATCTACTCTATCTATCTTTTGTGTAGTTATACTTCCGTCAGCATTTTTGTAAGTCTTCATAATAAAATCACCTCTAGGCTTTATAATTAAAGACTGTGTATAAACTCCTACAATTTCTTTCATTGCATCATCAAATTCCTCTCCTGACATGGCAGGCTTTTTACCACCTCTTGTAGGAGTTGTCATTGCTCTTTTTAATCCAGCTATAGCCTGTTGACCGTTAGCTGAAGCAAACAAAGTATTGAATGTAGATTCATTTGTTTTCAATCCCCCAACTAAGTTATTTATGGTCTGCATATTTCCTTTTCTTTTTTTAAGATAAACGCTTATTGCTGATTGCTCTTTACTTACTCTAGTGTCAATCTCTTTAAATATCTTAGCTGTTCTTTCAGCAACATCTTTATTTTCTATGGCTCTGCTGTCAAGAGATAAAGAATTATACGCATCATAACGATTAAACGCAGAACCAGATTTAGGATCATTTCTATTATATTTAAATGCGTTAGTCAAATTTGTTTCTAGTATCTCTCTTTTTTTGTTAAATTCTTCTAAAGATAAATTTTGATTTGCTAATCTTTCTATTCCTCTGTGGTATTTAACCATAGCTATTTTTTCTAAAGAAGCTGCATAAGGCCCGTTAGCATCTATAACTCTAGTTGTAGAACCCTCCATAATTTTACCACTAGCATCATACTTTGCACTGTATTTTCCTATTGCTCCTACTAATGCTTCATTAAAATCATCTACCTTATTTATACCAGCACTAGAGTCGTTAAATAAACTATCTAGTGTCAACCATGTTTTAGGATTATTTGATGTTGCCCACTGCTTTCCTCCGGGAGTATCTTTAGTATCATCATCAGCGTTCTTAGGGTTCGCCCATTTGCCAAGCGTAGTTTGATTGTTTCTGAATGGCACTATGTATTGACCCATATAGTTTTGTTTCATAATTTTTAAAGATGTCAATATCTGTGAGCCGTCAGGTAAAACTTGACCATTAGGGTCGATAACATTGTCAAATAAAGTTTCTACCTGCTCTCTAAATCTTGCATAATCTATAGAACCTCTTTCTCCTTGATACTTGGCCGCACCTTTAGCCATACCGTCTAGTAGATCTACTGTTTGATTCATACTTAGACCTATAGCAATTTGATTTTTAAATTCACCATCACTTCGTAACCACATCAGTATGTCTATAGCTTCTATGTTGTCTGCATCAAATCCTTCTTCCACCATCTCATCTTTGAATGAACG